AGTATTTCAGCGGAGACTTGAGCTAATTTTGAATCATTAGAGAGTGATCCATCAGACCCAAATGGATTAGTTTGAAGAACAATATTTTGAAGTGAATAAAAAGATGCAACAAAGGTATAATATGTGTCCCTATTATTAATGATGTTTTGTATATCTTGTATTGATATTGGTTGACCAAATCCATCACTCGGTCCAAAAAAATTAAGTAGGTATTGTTTTTCTAAATAATCGGGGTATAACTTGAGTAGTTCTTGTGAATTTTTAACAGCAGAATCCCTTAAATTGATTGGGAATACTCCGTTTTCTCCATTCACTTGTGTTGAGAAAGTCCCTTCTACGGTATATGGAGATAGGTTTTTGACAATATTGTGTTTTCTGAATATATCAGAAATACTATTACCAAAACTCAGCGAACTATAAGCCATCTATTTTTTATTTTATAAATAGATGATTTTGTAATTTATGATTTTTGTCTTCTCTTCTCGTTGACTCTTTCAAACTCTTCTGATAGTTCTTTTATCATAAATTTTCTCTCATAAACAGGCATAATCATCAAGTCTTGGTAAGTAATTGCAGTATTTCTTACCAAATAGTAAAATTCCTTAAGTTGTATTTGCTTATATTCAGAAGAAAGGACGAAAAAATTCAGCCCCAAAGGCTACATTTACATGTACCTCTTCACCAGACGGGGCTAATATTCGTTGTTTAAGATCCAATCTTGGTTCTAATTCTTCTAATTCTTGTCTCAAAAACTTGGAATCCGCGATTGGTAAGTTAGATACAAACCTTGAAATTTCATTTCTGTCATCAACACCGTCAATTGCAACAATATTCATCTCCAATCTTTTGGTAACAACAGGTGCAACCATACCTTGAGGATACGAGTCTCGAATTTTTCTCAAATTAATTTGATCTCCCAATGTTAAAAGTTTTACTTTTACTTCATTTCCTGATTTTGGTAATTTGATTGTATAATGTCCATTACTATCAGGTTCTTTTTCAAGTTTTTTAAAATTTAATTCATCCAAATTTATTTCAACATCAAAAACTTGTTTGGTTTTTGGGTCCGTAGTTTTGATTTTGTATTGAGACCCAAAAGCGGTGTTTCTTAAAAAAACCAATATCGCCTCGGCATCCCCTTCCAACAACTGTTCGGGTGAAATGTCGGGTTCATAAATTTTACTTCTTAATAAGCTCGTAATAAGTGTATTAACTTCTTTTAAGTTTTGACTCATTAAAAGATTTTCATCTGAAGCGGTTAAATAACCAACCTTTAAACTTTTCTTTCCTGAAGGATAAAACTTACCTTGTGAAGGTAATGGAACCACATCGTGTGGTAAATTAAAATTGTCTTGACCGTATATTTTAGAATTATCCATAATAAAAAACCTCGGGATATAGTCCCGAGGTTAAAATAAACTGAAATACTATTAAGTCAATATCAATTACCGATGTTTTATCGGTAGTTTAGTAGACGAGGATACATCTATCGGGACGCAATGTAGCTGTGATAGTAGCAAGAGCGTCATCACTGTATCCCAAACTGTCAAAATTCACATCAGTTAGGAATGTTCCTTGAAGAATCCACTTTTCAACAACCACGCCGGTTGGATCAAGGAGTTCAAGGTCAATATCCTTTTTATAACCCGCAGCATAGCCCATACGACCTGTAACGGATTCTGCGTGGAGTCTTACCCATTCCATAAGTGCCTGAGCGGCGGATGGTCCAATTGGGTCTCTAAATGTAACATTGATTGTGTTCCAGTTGAACCTTCCAGCTACATAAGTAGATGTGTTCAAAAATGGAATTTCTGTTGGATTTATCGAAATTTGTGGTCGTGATGTAGATTCTACAAACCACTCGTTAATACCCAACGATGATGGAAATCTTAAAATAAATCTATTTTTCCTTTTTGGTTCATAAGGAACCGGCATTTTCATTAGTAAGTCTGCCATATTTTTCTATTTACTTTTATTCAGTTTATTTTATTTCTTATCTAGTTCTTACACTAGTTTTATTTTTATTATAAATACTCTAGTTTTTTATTTTATTTCTTTTTTTTCTCCTCCGGTTGTTTGAAATACTTTAACCGGGCTTTCTTCTGGATATTCTTTATCTAAAAATCCTTTGATTTTTTCTATATTTTTGATGTCATCATCAGAAAAACCTATTTGTGGTACAAAATAATTTTTAACATCGTTTTTGAAGAAAGCTCTTTCTTGTAAACTCTCCGACATTTGTTTTACGTAACCTATAAATTCTTTTAATGCTTTGATTTTTCCTTGTTCGGGATTCTGAAGAGATCCTTCTCCATATGTTACAGGATAAAACTTACATAAATCAAGGTATTCGTCTATAAGTTGATTTTTAGAAAGGTTGGATTCTTCACCTGTTAAATCTCTATATTTTTTAAGGTTTTCATAACAAACATTTCCATTTACCCCATTATAGTTCATTAAAAGATAGTTTTTACATGCCTCTTTTAATGTTTGTGGTGAGTGACCTCTTGCTGTGATTATAGAAAAAATTGATCCACCATTCAAACATTCTACAAAATCTTTCCATGATGGACCCGGTGGTGCTGATAGAGCATCAATAATAAATTGTTTGTCACCTTTTACTGTGAAATGTCTAAATGGTTGGTCAGCAAAACCTACTATAGTGTGTCCGTGATAAATAAATGGCTCCTTACCAATCATTTCTCTGTATTTTGCAAAGTCCTCCGATCCCATACCCACTTCCCTTCCATCTTCCGTCATAATGATAATTTTTGTTGGCATATAAACAATATTATCATCCCAATCGAAAGCGTAGTATTTAGAGTCGGGATTTACATCGTCATTAAAACCTTCTGAAAGAAGTTTTTCTTCCAAATATTCTTTTACAATTCTCTTTAGTAATTCCATAGTAATAGTAGAAAGGGGGAGATTTTACTCTCCCCCTTTTTTAAAGTTATTTAGATATTTTCAAAAGAAGCTCCTGTCGGAGTAATTACAAATTCAATATCGATGAATTCAAGAGATCTTGTTGGTTTGATATAAATCTTACCGGTTAATTGGTTTCTGTCTATGTCTTCAGGTGAAGAAGAAACTGTCACACGGAAGTCTGTCAAACCTCTATCTCTTCTGATTCCATCAAGGATTGGATTGACCGCATCCAAGAAATCTTGTCTGACTTGTTGGTCGTTCTGTTCGAAGAGGAGTCTTACCGCAACAGCAGAAATCAACTTTCTTGCTTGTAATAACAATCTTCTAACATTAATTCTATCCAACGCAGATTCACGGACTTGGAGAGTTTTGTTACCCCAAATTACAGGTCCAACATCAGAGAAGGTTGCAATTGGGTTAAGTCTTCCTTGATAAAGGATGTCTCTGTCTTCTTGTGTAAGTTTTCTTCTCGCTTTAACTGCATTGACCAAACCTCTTGAGTAACCTGCCGATGCGAACCAAGGGAACGCGATGTTATCTGTAAGAGCAAGGTTTCTAACAACTTCAGATGTAGGTGGAATCCATAGGTTTGTGTTATTGACGGTGTCTCTAACCAAGATCCAAGGATAGTAAGTTGCCGTGTAGTTTGAATCAATTTCACTATCTTCAAGATTATTGACCGCATCTGTAGGATAGATGTTGTCGTCAGGATCTGAAGTTGAAGAGACAAACATGTTAAAGTCAGGTGTGGTTGTGATGTAAATTGAGTCAGCTCTGTCTTGTTCGACGATATCAATAGCGTCTTGAACGAGAGCCAAGTTATTTACATAATCAATACCAGGAGTTACAAACACATTGATATTAACTGACGCTGGGTTGTTAAATGTTTGGAACCCTTTGAGGTATGCGTAGTAGTCGGTGTTTGCCCACTCTGTGTTTTCACCGTCTGTGATTTTCTTGAACGCTCCCCAACCTGACGCATTTGGGAACTGTGCTGATGGTGCCGCTCCGAGTAAGTATTTTGTATCCCCGAGTTGGTAAGAATCCGCATTTGTTCTGTATTCTCTATAGATGTCCCATCCGTCAAAACCTCCTGCTGGTAAAATAGTGAATTTACGAGAGAAAATTTTGTAGTAAGGACTTGTAGATGAAGTTGGTTCTGCTTGGAATGTTGCAGTTCCACACTGGTAAGCAGTCTGACCCGAAGTAACATAAGTGCTTGGAATAGTGATTGCACTTGCGTTAATGTCCATGTGGAAACCTTGTGTGAGGTAATTCCAATCAGCTGATGTTGTGTCAGTTGCAATATTATCAGGTAAAACTTTACCTTTGTATGAGAAGAAGTCAGCATCAAATCCTTGAATATTTGAAATACCGAGATATGTTCTTCTAACTTTGTCACCTGAACTTCTAACACTTGATGCTCCACCTGATGCGGTAAGAACTGGTGTGTTGAACGGAGGTGTATAAACAACTTGACCCGGTGTGTAGTATTGAGTCTTATAAATCAAAGATGGTGAGATGTTTGTTGAGTAGTTTCTTGAGATGTAACCCTCAAAACCACAAGGAAGTGCGTCATATGGATGACCTTCAACGATTTCCAACATGATATATCTTGACTTCAACTCGTATTCACCATTTGCGGTTCCAACTTTAATAGCTATGTAACTTGGACTTGTAGCATCCATTGTACAGTTTGCAAATCTCTCAAGAACAGTTGGATTTTCGTCTGTGTCGTAGAAGTCACGGACCAAAAGATCAAAGTTATTATTTGCGAAAGAAATATTAGAAACCGAAATCTTAATTTGTTTGTTTGCATTATTACCGTCAGAGATTGAGATAAACCTGAACAATCTTTCAACAGTATCACCACGAAGTTCTGAAACCAAGTAAGGTGTTGATGGTGTTTGATATTGTTCAGCGTACCATCCAATTGTGTCGGGATCCAAACTTTGTGCGGAATCAAACGCTACTAAATCTGTAGAAAGACCTCTAACTTTACCCAAGTTATATAGGTTTGCCAAAAGTGCAGTGTATTCTTCTTCCAAGAAGAGAGGAACTTCTGTTCTGTCTTTTGAGAAGTTTGATCTTCCAAACACTTTTGATAAGAAATCAGTAGCGGATGACTGTAAAGAAGTTTGGAAACTAAATGTAGTTGCGTCGCTTGTAATACCTGAAAGTGTAAAGTTATTGAATGGATCTTGTGAAATACCATCCAAGTTGTCCAACATTACAACATCAGTTGTACCTGTAACCTGATAGGTTGGGTTGTTATTATCATTGTATTGTGAAATACCTCTTGATCTAAATGTAGCAACGATCAAGTTGTGTGCGTCAGAGTAAGTATCAGCTGTGTAAGTATTAACCAAAACATTACAAGTACCTGTATAGGAACCAGTACCATTTGTGGTGAGAGTTGAAATTCTTGTAGAGAATGAAAGTCCTGTGTAACTACTTCCATTCAATTCAAATAATCCATAATACCATGTATCATTATTTACACTTGTAAAATCAGCAAGAGTTGCATTTAAATTATCACAATCAAAAACATTTGTTAGTGAAGTGAAACCAGCTCCTGTCAATGCGTTATATGATCCACCTGAAAGAGAACCGAACACATATGCCGTATTACCTGAAAGTGAATTGTCAGAAATAATGTCAAAAGCGAATCCTTCAATCTCATCCAAAATAGTAGAAGAACTTCCATTTGCAAAAGTAACAGTATTACCAGTAACATTTGTCACATATGAACTTACAGATCCACCTGTGAATGTAACAACAATACTTGAAGTTCCTGCAGTTGTACCGACGAAAGAGAATCCGAAAGAACCAGCATCAGATGAAAGACCAACCGTATCAACATCAGGATTTGAAATTGTTTTCAAAGACCATGATGGTCCCGCATCATAACCTGAAAGACCAAGAATTCTTGTTACGAACAATTGGTTTGATTGTTGTAAGTAGGCTTTAGCTATGTAAGCCGCTTCATACTTTGGGATTTGTGTATTGACGAACTTTGTTGGGTTTGTTCCACCAAAGTATAATTGAAACTCGTCATAGTTTCTGATAAATACGGGCTCAAACGCGGGACCTTGAAGTGTTTCACCGACAAGACCTAAGGTTGTTACACCAACACTTTGAGCCACAAATGATAAGTCACGCTCCGAAGTATAAACACCAGGAGAGACGAAAACTGAATTTGCTGTTGCCATTTTTTAATTAAAAATTCTTTACTTTTATTTTTTCATAAATATTATGAAAAATTCCAAAAGAACGGGTCATTAGAACAAATCTTACAGAAAAGATAATTTTTTCTTACTTTTTTATCCTTGATTTTTGAATGATTAGAGGTATATTTTTACCATGAAGAATATCAAAATATCAGAAGAACATCATCTTATATTGAAAAACTATTGTCAAAAAAACGGCATGAAAATTCATAAGTTTATTGAAAAACTTATTTTTGATAACTGCAAAAAAAAGAAAGATATATACGGTGAATAATTAAATAAGTTTTGAGGTTACTAAAATCTGACTGTCTTCACCATCATCAACCTTTCTAATATCAACAGTCATTACATCACCATTATTCACAAAAACAACAGAAGGGTTTTCTGCAAAATATTCATTATTCACATATACATAATATCCCTCCACATTAATAAGATCGTTGAAGGTAATATCGGCATTAAAATCAAATTTTTGACTTAAGGATGTTAATCCATTCAAATATGAAAAAGAAAAGTCAGTATCTCTTAAGTCAGGAATTACAAATTTCTGTCTTCTTCTTTTAGGAGGAACCACTTCGATCATTTGAAGTATTCTATTAACCGCAGGATAGACCTCAAACTCTTTTTCATCGATTAAGAATCCAAGCATTGTTAGAGTATAATCTTGAACATAATATTTTCTTTTTTCTAAATCCAATGCGGATTCATCAGAAATGTTCTCTAAAATAATCGGAATGTAATGTCCCTTTATAAAAGTATAAGCCTGTCTTGAAGCAAACTTTGAAACAACCGTTTTATTAAACGCGTTCAACTCGGTCATACGATTACAAAATATTTTTACATTATATGTTATATCAACAGGTACGGGTTGTGGTATTTTGTAAATATCCATCCCTTTTCTGTTTCCGTCCCAAGTTGGAACTTTTGCATAATAAAACATCTTTTTGTTTGGGATGTTATATTTCAAGGAAGGATTGGTTCCAAACTTCACATCAGGATTTCTTACTGTAGTTACAAATGGAGGATTAATATTTTCATCAAGATCCGTAAAATCCCATGTCTCGGCAAATTGCGCCCAGTTTTGAGTTGTAATTATAAGATCAATTGTTGGTATTTTCTTTCCTGAAACCACAGTACCCAACTCGTTCTTAACAAATTCCAACATTCCCAAATCAAGATCTTCGTGAAGAATACTTTTAGGTAAATAAGTTCCATCCTCCTTGATGAAATCAACCAATTCTTCTCTTCTCTCAAACAAAATTTTATCTTGAGTGAGTTTGATGTCTTTTTTTATTTTTTTTGGAAATCCCATTAGTTTCCTCTAAATTCATTTTCCTTGACGGGGGCTGCTGTAATTGTCCTATAATAAGGATAAACACCACCGTAAGTATGTTTATTGTCGGAAGTTACACGACCGTCATTGACAACGGTATAGTATCTAACTCTACTTTCTGTTTCGTAATAACCAATATAATCTCCATATCTGATATCAATCCCGAGTTCTTCTAATTCTGAAAGATAAACTGATATTTGAATGTTCCCCGCCTGTAAGTTTCTCAACTTTGTTTGACCAACATTTTCATTTACTGGTTCGGCAACTCTCACAAATCCCTTGAATTCGACAGGTGTTTTATAAACAATCCCATCTTCGTCGGCTTCACCATACACGTTACTTTTTTTGGTTTTTGATTGGTCGACTTGATATAGAACCAAAGTAAAGTTCATATCACCGTACAACCACTCTTGACCCATCTCCAACTCCAAGTTGAAGTCTTTGTCACCAAAAAATTTAGAAAGACGATTTATTGGAACTCTTTTACTCATACTCAATAAATATCAAAAACATTTATTTCTTGGATACACCAATGTTGTTGATAAATAACATATCTTTTTCTATTTTTAGGCATATATATTGTGGTTTTGGAAAAATTAGATACTCTACCAGAAAGAAAAGCAATGGTGATATTGGAAACTTATGAAGGTTCCAACAACTTCATATTGAAACTAAAAAAAAGTTACAATAATCAAAAAAACTTCAAACTTTCTCGGAATCAATCTGATTACATCATACAAAATCATCAAACAACTCCCAAAATCGCAAGAAAGTGGGTTGATATAGATTTTTATTTTTCTGAAAAGATATTCGCAGACAAACTTCTTTCTGAACCACCTAAAAAAGTTTATATTGAGAAATTATTGGTGGATGGTGATAAATCTTATCATGTTTGGGGTAAGTTTTTTGAAAGTGAAGAACTACACGATTTTTACCTACCTAAGGCAAGTCTTCTAAAAAAAGAAAAACAAGTAGAAATAGATTATGAAAAGTATTCGGTGAGACCACCTATGGATCATCAGAAACTTGCAATCGAAAAACTTGTGGCGAATGAAAGGTTTATTCTCGCTGATGATATGGGGTTGGGTAAAACCACTTCAACCGTGATTGCGTCCCTTGAATCAGGATCAAAAAAGATATTGGTTATTTGTCCCGCCTCTTTAAAGATAAATTGGTATAGAGAAATCCAAAACTATACCGATCGTAGTATTTCTATCGTTGAAGGAAAGAAGTGGGAAAGTGCGGATTTTGTAATTGTAAATTATGACATCATCAAAAACTTTCACGATTCAGAAAATGTGGAAAATTCTGTGATCGTAAAAGAAAACTTCGATTTAGTAATCATTGACGAAGCCCATTACATTCAAAATAAAAAGGCAGCAAGAACACAATTGTGTAATGATGTTGCAAATAAAATTGGAAAGGTTTGGTTGTTGACGGGAACGCCTTTAACATCTCGTCCGATTAATTATTTCAATCTTTTGGAACTTGTTGATTCTCCCGTTGCTCAAAATTGGATGGCTTATGTGAGACGATATTGTGATGGATTCCAATTCAGGGCGGGAAACAGGAAAATATGGAATGTAAATGGGTCGTCAAACTTGGAGGAATTAAGAGACCGAACACAACATACAATCCTCCGAAGATTAAAAGAAGAAATTTTGGATCTACCCGATAAAATCATAACACCAATTTATCTTAACCTTAAGTCTGACACTTATAAGGCATTGATGGGTGAATATTTTGATTGGTATAGGAACAATGAAGAATCAAAATCCTTGGCTCTTCAGTTTTCCAAATTGATGAAGGTAAGACAAATTATCTCTCAAGAAAAAATCAAAAACACAATTGAAATTGCGAACTCATCGATCGATCAAGAAAAAAAGGTAATTATTTTTACAAACTTCACCGACACCTTAAATCAGTTTGTTGATTATTTCAAAAAAGATTGTGTTTATTTGGATGGATCTTGTTCTAAAAATCAAAGACAAGAGGCGGTTGATAGATTCCAAAACGATGATAAAGTCAAAGTATTTGTCGGTAATTTGAAAGCTGCTGGTGTTGGTATAACCTTAACAGCAGCTGAAGTTGTAATTATGAATGATTTGTCTTTTGTCCCTTCAGATCATTCACAAGCTGAAGATAGGGCTTATAGAATTGGTCAAAACAAAGGGGTGAGCATTTATTATCCAATTTTTGAAAATACAATAGAAGGTAAAATTTATGACATACTTTCAAGAAAAAAGAATATTTTCGAAACAGTGATGGGTGACAATATTGACACAGGAACCGTGGCAGAAGAAATTTTGAATTTAATTACGGAACATTTCTCGTAATATTTATAGACAAACCTTTCAGTTATGTCCATAGAACAAAAATCAGAAATTTTAAGAAACCAAATCATTTTAGCCGAACAAACTCCCAACGAGGAGAACCCACTCTTAACAGAGATGAAATCCATAGGGATTGAAAATTTACCTTACAGTTACACATCTTTAAGGAAATTTATAGATTCCGAAACAATGAATGTTCATTACAACAAACATTATAAAGGATATGTTAAAAATTTAAACGCAGCTTTAAAAAAGTTAGGAGAAGATGATGTAAATCTTGAAGATATTGTAAAAAACATTTCAAGATATAATACCACAATCAGAAACAACGCAGGTGGTGCATTCAACCACGCTTTGTTCTGGAAAATGCTGACTCCAGAAAAACAAAGTATTCATGGTGAAATTTTGAAAAGAATCAGAAAAGATTTTGGTTCTTACGAGAATTTCAAAAATAAATTTATGAACCGAGCAACCACAAAGTTTGGATCGGGTTGGTGTTGGTTGGTTTTAACCAAAAGAAACACATTAAAAATTGTTTGTACATCAAACCAAGATAATCCATTGATGAATTTGGTGAAGAACGGAGGTTATCCACTTTTGGGGTTGGACCTTTGGGAACACGCCTATTATCTGAAATACAAAAACAAAAGAGATGAATATGTTCAAAACTTTTGGAAGGTTATAAATTGGGAATTTGTAAACAAACTATATTCCGAACAAATCAAAAGAACCTCTTCAACTACTGAAACGAAGGAACAAATAAGGGAATCAAAAGTGTTGTTGGAACAAAATTCCGTTAGTCCTTGCAAAAGTCCAAAATTCAAACAAGTTGTTTATAATAGATTGTCACCATATCAAATCAAACTTTATTCAAAAGTTATTTTTGATGTTTTGAAATACAAATACTACGAAAATTGGAAAGAAAGTAATAGGGAAACAAATACCCAATATGGGTTTTATGATGTAGAAAGACCAGGAAGGTCAGTTTTGAATCTCGCGAATACCAACTATTCTCTGATGTGTTTTTTCGTTTTATTAATGAACAAAGTGTCAAAAGAAAAGGGTTGGGAACCTTTAGATTTCAAAACTTCGGATATGGAAGTATTCAACAGAAATTTCAATAGATTTTTGGGTATGTTAAAGGCTTATAGTCCTCAAATTACACAGGGTTGGATTTTGGATGAGGTGTTCAAAATTTTGGGAGCGAAATTTGAAAAAGGAAAATTAAATGAGGATGCTTTTTTTGAAGTTTTGAAGGAAAGGTTGGGGGATAGGGTTGAGATTAGTGTAACAAGTGGACTCGGAGCTGCCGATGATTTTAAAGGTATAGATGGAAGGATTACTATTGATGGAACTCCATATACAATACAAGTCAAACCATTTTCAACGACAAGATTGAATGAAGAAAATTTTCATATTGTTGAAGGAAGTGCCGCTGTTAAAAAATATACAACTGATTTAATGGGTTTTATATCAAAAAATAGAGACATTTTAGTATTCCATACACCCGGTATGGACATATCTAAAGGGGATTATAGGTTTCCAAAAGAAAATAAGATGGAACTGTAATATTTATCAATAAAAGATAAATGGCAGGAATCAGTCAACAAGAGAGAGAAACTTTATATAAAAGAGTTTTACACCTTTTAGGTGCTCCCTTAAGAAGTATTGAAATAGAAGAGGAACAAATGGATTCTCTTTTAGAATTTGCAATACAAGATTATTCACAATATATCAACGAATGGTTGATTGAATCTCAATGGACCTCTCTATATGGATTAAATCTTGATGAACAATCCCTCACAAAGGCTTTTATCACAAGAAACTTGGATTGGGCAACACAATATACTTACGCATATTCCAAAATTGTAGGTCTTCAAGCTGGTGGAGATTGGGTTTTGGAAAAAGATTATATTGATTTGGTTTCAAATCAACAAATTTATGAAATTCCCAAAAACAGAGAAGTAAACGAACTTTTGTGGTTCACTGTTGCAGAATTAAATGGAGGATTTATTGATCCATTCTTGGGTGGTTTTGGTGGTTTCGGGGGGATGGGTCTTGGAGGTCCTGCGGGTTACGCACAGTTTGGTGTTCAAGGAAACTACTTCCTAATGCCAGGTTTTGACCTTTTACTTCGTATGCAAGATAGAAATATCAAACAAAGAATTATTGGTAGTGATCTCACATATAGAATAACCGCACTTCCTGATGGTAAAAAGGCAATTCATCTTATGAATGTTCCTGGTGGAACATTTGACTTTGGAAACCTTGAAAGAAACCAATACAGAGTTTGGTATTGGTATTATGATACAAGTAATAAAGATCGAAACGAATGTTTAGCAAACAATCCTGACATTGTAAAATTACCATCAGACATTCCGATTGATACTGTTACATGGGACGAACTTAATTCACCTTCTAAAACTTGGGTTAGAAGATGGTTTGTTGCTTATGTAAAAGAAACTTTGGGTAGAGTGAGGGGTAAATTCAGTGGTAATTTAAAAACACCAGATTCAGAATTACAACTTGAGTATGATTCTTTATTAACTGAAGCTAAAGATGAAAAATCCAAACTTTTGGAGGAATTAACCCTCCGTTTAGAGAGGTTGAGACCTGACAAAATGATGGAAAGACAAGCTTTAGAGGCGGAAAACTTGAATAAATCCCTTCAATATAGAGCATTCCCATATTCCATTTATTCAATTTAATATGAGTATTTTAAAATCCACACCCGTTTATAAATTTATTGATGGAAAATTTGTAAAAACATCCAACATTTCCATTATTTCTGACGAAAATTATTCAACAAACGGAGAAGGAGTTCTTTTAGTAAAAAAAGTTAACACCTGTAACTTACTTTTGAATTCACAGACCACTGATAATATTGTTGTAAAATCCCTTACCAAAACCATCATTAGACCTGACAAGGGTTTGATTGATGAAGAATATTCAGAACTTGAAATCAATAAGGGAACCGCCGTCCATTTCCAATACATGGGCGGAAACTGGTATATATTAGGTTCTGACGGTATTAAGTGGAACTAACCATCTCTTCACCGACAAGGTCATAGATATAGTTAGGAGAGATCCCCCTCTTTTGCCAATAAATTAATTCTTGTTCTGAAATTGTAAGGACTTCATCCAATGAGTCCTGATCACCCTCACCCAAAGGCTTACCATTGAGGAGTTTACACTGGGTTTTTGTGAAGAAATAACGATCCTTTGGGTTATCAATCAAAAGGTGTTCCCTAACAATATCATCGAATACGACCAACAAGGGTTCAAGTCGTTTGTTGAATGTGTTTATTGCTCTTGGAACATTATATTCCCCAACCTTATCGGGATTGTTTTCAATATCGGTTGGATCAAGACGATAACAATTAATTATCAGATCATCTTTTTTCTTTTGGACATCACCGTGAGATTGACGAGTTCCGTTATTCACATAATAAATGATGTCACCAAGATCAACCTTCAGGTTTTCTTTGATTGCAAGTTCCATATGTGCCATACGGGACATGGGGTTTCCCGCCGCAGTTTTCATCCCACATCTTTTGATATAGTCATCAATAGATAGTTTGACCTTTGCTCGGTTTGCGACTTTGAAAAGTGGAATTTGCCGGTTATAGATCCGATCAATATAATCGTAATAGTAATTTACAAACCCCTCACCATCACCAGCAAGCAACATTGTTAATCCTTTGTCAATAAATTCTTCAATATAGATTGGAAGTTTTTTTGATTTGATTGTATTCCCGACAAGTTTGATTTTTCCTTTTGCCGTGACCAATGCATAGTTTTTTCGAGCGACATTAATACAAGAAGGCCAAACCCCGTCCGTATCAAGAGCCATCTCACCCCTCATATAAATGTCGTTGTATTCTGCAACATGGGCTTCGGTTCCTTTATATGTTTTACCTTTTTCTACTTTCCAGTTGAGTCCTTTACCCACATATTCATAGTCCTCTACTTCAGGTGGAGACGAGAAGTTTACACCATCGGTGTCCATAACGAGGGGGTCAAATCCTTTATCCATGAAGAATTTAATCATCTGACGGAGGTATTGTCTTCCCGTACAAGTAATTTGTTCCCCCATATACATATCGCCCCAATGAAAGACCTGTGGTGCTGACAAAGCCCCGAACATGGAGTTGATAAAGATTTTAATTGGAAGTTGTTTTCTGTTATATTGAGATGACAACTTGGGATTGGTTGAATAATTGTCCTCAGCAAGTTGTTTATATTGAATACGAGTGTCACGGAAGAACTTAAGCATACCCTTCATCGCGTTTGTCACATCACATTCAGGGAACACATCATGAACAAGTTGGATTGAAGGATATAGGGAAGAGAAGTCAAGTTTCAAGACATTTTCTGAATAACCCACCTTAATCAAACGAGAAAGACCTCCCACAAAATTTGTTTTCTCTCCCTTTTCAGGTATTGCCAATTTATGTTTGTATGACCACGCAAGCATAAGCATCTTCCAAAGGGTTGCGGTTCCCATCGTCGAAACCCGTTCATATGTGGTTGGGAGCATGGACGCAAGAAGGAATGACGCTTGGTTGAACTCTTCATCCACGACCAAAGTTTCCTCCAAGTCACCGTCAAGATATTTCTCAACAAGTTCCATTCCCGTAACCTTTTCATAAACACCGGGAAATCGAACATCCAAATCCTTATAATCTTCCTTATCTTTTCTCCAATTCCCATTTTGAATATTCAACCAAAAATTATCATTGTCACGATAAAATGGTCCAATCTCGGTATGTTCAAGATACACACGATTTTCTTTGTTCGCTCCGATATATTTGGTAATATATTTAAGACCCGCTGACTTGATATCAGAATTAATTGCTTGAGCTCGTCTTACAGAATGGATAATATCAATTACATTATATCCCCAAATGGATGTTTGAGTAAATCTTTCAACCTCATTTGCGAGTTTTAACATTCCATCCTTTTGAGAGATCTTTCGTTCAGGATTTAGAGAAATACAGATTTGTTTGATGTCGAGACCCAAAATCTTACACCTTTCAAAGATCCAAAACCAGTCGAAGTTGAATCCGTTGTATGAACCAATGATTGAAGGACGGAGTTGGTCAATAACTTTAAAAAACTCAATGATTCCTTCTTTTTCCGACTCGTCATCATGACATTCGATGACTCGGTGGAACCCCTTGTTTGTTTTCATACCAATCATAAAGATCCGACCATCCTTCGGTTCCAAAGAGGTCGTCTCCAAGTCGAACACAAAACGAGTAATTTCGTTATATTCTGTAAATCCTTTAAAGAGTCTTTTTTCCTTTTGAATCAGATATTGTTCAACGGGGGGTAAGATCAGAACTTTTTCTCTTGTGTGTTCTCCATAAGGATCAAGACCTCCGTCACGGAAAAACTTGATCAAACTTCTATAACCATTTAAACATTTTGACCATAAAAGTAAGACCTCGTTCAAGACGATCATTACCATGTGTTTCAAGTTTTTCGATTACAATTTTATGTTCTCGGATTGCTTTTTGTTGGGCCTCCTTTGACCCACCATAAAATTTAATAGATCGTAAATCTCCGACCCAAGCAAATGCAATAAAGTTGTCCCTTTGAATTGTTTTCCCACGACCAGGGATCTCTTTGATTTTATATATACAATCATTTACAAAATCAAATTCAACTGAAACGATGAATTCCTCGGGGTCACTTCCTTCCAAGAAGGATTTGATAATTTCGGGCGATGGTGCTTCTTTCATGATGGCTTATTTGCTGTCGCAACATACGACATTTACCTTTTGAAAGAAAAATAGAAAAATCAATTACCAAAATCAATCGAGTCTTGTACATTAATGTCCAAAGGTTCTCTGATTGGTGTTTTTAAAACCCCTTTACCGGGTATTGATATAAAAAATTCACCCTCGTATCTTCCAGCTCGATTAGTGTCTTGTGGTCTGAATTTATAATATACATAATATTCAGTATTTGTTTCAGGTTCAGAAAAATCTTTGGAGGTTATAAAGGCTCTTTGATTCACCACTTTTTTTGTTCCTGTTGCAACATCATTCATAGAAAAGAATATGGTCGCCTTTTCAAGATCATCCATAAAATCGGTGAACATATTTACACCATCTTTGGTCAATTCGACCTTCAAAAGTGGTAAAGAGGTATTTTTTTTGATGAAAAATTCCATATATTAAATATTTGTGGGTGTAGGTGTTCGTGTAGGTGTGGGGGTTCTTGTAGGAGTCTTTGTAGGTATGGGTGTTTTAATCTATCTTACCTTCTATCGGCAAAATTTCAGAATCACCGTAGTTGGTTTGAATATAAAATTCACCGACATATGAACCCGCATTTTTAATCGAGTTTTTATTAAATTGGTAACTTACAATAAAAGAATCGTCCACAACACTATATGTGGTAGGACTTTTTAAAATCTTTTTCACACCACTATGTTTGTCGTACATAGAAAAATAAATGGTAGAACCTGTTAAGTCATAAAGATAACTATTGTACAGGTTTCTACCACCAAACAAAAGTTCGGTCTGTAGTTTGGGAAGGTCAGAATTTTTCTTAATGAAAAAAGTAGTCATATATATAAATATACTATGATTCTTTTCTCAATTTTGCATCATAATGATCAAATCGATTGTGATCGATTGGGGAAACTAATAAAATACCTGGATCTATATTCTTTTTTAAAGTTTCTTGGAAGATATGTGACATCCACGTTTGTTCGTGAGGGTGAGCCCATGTAGTATCCAAAAACATCTTTTTATTACCAGACCTTGTAACCACCTGAGGCCAATTACAATAATAAACCTCGCCACGAGCATATGGAACACCTTTATACGATTTTATCTCGTCGAATTTAGTTCTTGGTGCGTTTGGATCAAACCCTCTCTCAGGAAGCCTGTTATAGTCAGGCCATCTTTCATTTCGTACATCTTGAGGTACATTGTACCAAGACCACTGAGTGGAGTTGTCTCCATAAAATTCGGTGAAGTTTAATTTGAGGAAATCCAATCCCTCGTTTTTGGTAATCTCCAAAGACTTAATATAAAGGTTGTCAACATATCGATTGAATCCGTTTTTACAAGGTGTGTTGTCACCATCATAGAAAAACATATCATCTTCAAAAAAGAACATAAAATCCGAATCAGATTTATCAAAATGTTCGGCAATATATTGTCTTCCACCACAAATACCAAGATTTTCAGGGAAACGCAATTGTTTGAATTCAAACTCTTCACACAGTTGATCATACAAAAAATCTGTAGATCTATCGGTAGAATTATTTAAAAGATATTTTTTTGGTTTGTCAATAAAGTTCGGGTCATACTCATAAAAACTTTCGATTAAACTCTCAAATTGATCAGGACTGTTAAAAGTAATAACATATAAAGAAGATTTATTTAAATCCATGTTCTTGTTTTTTTCAACACGAGTGGTTTCATTTTTAACCTTTAGCTGGTCGTTTTTCAAATCTTCGAAAAATTTACCAAAAAGGCCATTAGACTCAATATCGAAATAGTCAAATTGTTGTGGATATTTGTAAACCATAATAGAAAACAAACTTTCTTCAGTTCCCATAAATCCCCTCGAAAGTGTGTCATCCATAAGACCATAATAGATATTCATCGCCTCAGAAATGGTGTCTTTTGGTCCTCCGAAAAAACCGCCTCTTGCGACTTTTTCTATTTTTTTGGATGAAATTCGACACATCTCATCGTATTTGAATCCGTGAATCTCACCATCAGCTTCATAAGGGAAACATACAAAAGAAAATTTGTTGATATATTTGTGAATCTTATTGAATACTAAATCATGTGTAAAATAACCCGGATGAACAGTATTGGTGATTCCAGCATCTAACCAAAACATTTGTTTTGAATCAAATGAATCCATAATCCTCGCATCGTTCAACAAAAACATTTTCTGCATAACGAGGGGATTATACATTTCCAACTTAGCCTGAGTTGATTCACTCAACCATCCTTTTTGACCGAACCATTCAGAATTGCTTCTGATTTTTTGTATTTTCTCATAAAAATCACCTTTGAACCAATTCAAATCTCTGAGAATAAACTGCACATTTTCATGTGTTTTATTCAAATCAACAAATTTTTGTAAATTTTCATCGCCAAAAATTATTAAATTTTCAGGAATCTGCAAAAATTTTCTAAAGTTACTTAGGTAGTGTTCATCAAATTTTCTATTCCAACCATCCGATAAACTTTCACGACCCAAATCCCACAAACCTGTTACTAATGTTATTTTATTCATTATTTATAATTTCTTCCAAAACTTTATAAAAACTTTTATTTTTTTCAAAATATTCCTCACTAGTTCCCGATGGGGCGTTGTCCATACACCACCAAGTATCAAAGTATTTTCTTACAAAAATATCTGAATGATTAACATTCATTAGCGATAAAATATTCTCCTCAGAGGGTGTCTCTTCGTTTTCCAACATTAAATTTAAATAGTGTTTAAATTTTTCAACAAATTCAACAAACATATCTTTTTTCCCACCGAATAAACCTCCTATAATGTGATAACTCATATCAAAAGTATTATAATATTTTCGATCTACAGTTCCTGACCAATAGTTTCTCACATTATCTTTTGCAATTATGAAAAGTTTTTCACCTGTATAATTGATGAGATTTGACAAAAAATTATTATCAAAAATATCTGAATGATTCCAACAGCTTTCTACATCTTTGTAAGGTAACCATTTGTTTGGTAATAATCCACAATGAGACAATCCAGCGTCAATCCAATAATAATAATCATAAGTTTGATCTTCCATATCAAACCAAAAAAACTTGTTGTACTGAATATCTAATGACCTGTCCCATTCTGTGAAAAATTTAATGTTTTTTTGTTTGATAAAACTTAACTTTTCATAAAAGTCACTTGTTTTTAAATCAAAGATTTTGATTTTAAATTTTTCTTGATCTATAGAATGTCTTCTATAAAAAAATTCAACAAGTGAGTCGTATTCTTCCGATGATGTATAACAAACAAAATCAGCGTTCGTCATCTTTATCAGTGATAATAAACTCCATCTATAATGCCCTCCTCTGCTAGATCTACCGCCAAAAATTGATCCGGCTAAATTCGAGTAAATACAGGTTATAAATTTTATCTTCATGTTAAAAAATAACTTCTACCTTTTTATTATTAATCTTCATCTCTTGAATATTCGAATGACTCAAAAACTCAGGTGGGATTTTGTAAGGAGTATATGAATTCCAATTGTATGTTAGTGCATAAAAATTATTATAGAACCCATTCGACACATCGGAAAAATATTCACCTTGTGTTGAGATGGGTAGTATTGGACAAAATGAATTAAAATTTGGCATAATAAATTGGTAGATAAAGTCGTCTATTGCATAATAATAATCACCACTTTGGAATTTTACTTCACTTATTTTTTCTATCTCTGAGAATAATTTTCTATCATACAAAACACAATTTGTTGTATAAATTCCTCTTTGGTTTTCATTTTCTTTTTCAGGTAGTTTTCGCAAATCAAGAAGAAACTCCAAATTTTCTGATCTGTTAACAGGTCTATTAACTGTCGGTCCAAAATTCAAATAATCTATATCGTCTAAATTTTTTTCAATTAAATCTAAAAGAAAATGTGAATACGGCATAAAATATGTGTCATCTTCGATGATAATAACTTTTTCATATCCTCTTTCTTTACATATTTTAAAGATTTCAAGATGTGATAAAGTACATCCCATGTAACTACCTTTATCTATTGCTTCAAAAAGTTCATAATCCCAACCGATATATTCCATTTCTTTTTTTATACTCTCCAAACGATCAGGTCTTCGTTTTAGATTGATTATAAATTTTGGTACTTCAGAAAAAGTCATTTTTTACAAATTACCTGTCATTCTTTCACCCCACCCCTTACTTTCTGAGTGTGGCC